GGCAGTTAAAAGTGTAGTACCATTTAACTGTAGAAGTCAACGTCGTTTAAAAACTGCTATCGCTTTACACATTCCAAACCAATTGAGTGTGCGATATGCGACTTCATGGGGTGAGGCTGATACAGCTACCGCACAAGCTCTTATGTCTGCTGGCGCATCTGGTGCCAATGCTGTTGGCGCAGCTATTTCGGGTAATGGCGCAGCTGTTAAAAAGAACTTAACTGATATGGGTTCTGTCGGCACAGAAGCTGGTATGGCTTATGGTATGGGCAAAATGCCAGGTGGTGAAGCAGTTCAAGCAGCTATGGGTATTGCTGCCAACCCAAAGAAAGAACAAACGTTCCAAGGTGTTGACTTCCGTAAGTTTACATTTGATTATCAGTTCTATCCAAGAAACGAAGCTGAAGCTCAAAACGTATTGAACATTATTCACCAATTCAAATTACACATGCACCCAGAGTTTAAGAGTGAACTAAACTATGTTTGGATTTATCCTTCTGAATTTGACATTATCTATTACAACAATGGTCAAGAAAACCAAAACCTACACAAACATACTTCTTGTATTTTAGAAAGTATGAGTGTTAACTATACACCAAACGGTAACTATACAGTTTTTGCTAATGGTATGCCAACGCAAATTAACCTAACATTAGACTTTAAAGAACTTATGCTTGCTTCTAAAGAAACTATTGGCTTAACGCCAGGAGGTCTATAAAATGTATTTTAAAGAGTTCCCGCAGTTCTTATATGATTTCAATTACGGCAACAACAAAGTCAAAACTACTGTTGTAAAAGATATTACCCGTAACGTTCGCTTTAGAAAAGAAGTCTTATCCAACATCACATTGTTTGACGAATACGACATCATTGACGGAGAGACGCCAGAAATTATTTCAGAGAAATTCTACGGCACAGCAGAATACCACTGGGCTGTTATGTTGGCTAATGGTAAGTACGACTATCGTGCAGATTTTCCGATGGCTGAGCCAGTATTACAACGACATATCGCTGACGTTTACAACCCAGTACTGTATTCCAGCGACTGGTTCTGGGATACACACGATGACGGTCTAGTTTATATTCATATTAAGATTACAAGCATAGAAGTACCATTCGAGGCAGCATATTTAACAGCCCCTGTAAAAATTACTTTATCTGACACTGCCACTGGACAGTTTGTTAAGGTTATTAACTTCCCAACTGACCCAATTGGATTAGATGAAGTAACACAATACTTCTATTTCCCGTACATTGAACCATGGGATATTACACAATTTGGCAAACCAGGTGCCACTGCTGAAGCTGGCGTTGGTGCAGTTCAAATTAAAGTTGTAACTGAAGGTAGAGAAAACAACCCAATTTACTATGTAGATTTGAAAGGGCAAAAGATTAATGCACCAATCGACCCAAGTCTCCCAGGCGCAATTCCAATTACAGGTGACCTCCAACATAGATACGAGAATGATCAAAAACGAAGAATTAAGATTATTTCTCCAGCGCTGTTGGAAACACTCCTTAAAAACTATCAAGATGAGTTATAATGCCTCAAGTCGTTAATCCCGCTAATTCGCTAAGATACGCTGGTGATGTCAACATTGAGAAAGTTGACATCATTACACCGAAGGGTGTTTACCAGAACGTTCGTCAACAGGTTATTCAATTACGAATATATGAAGACCTCTTTTCGCCATTCATAACTGGTTCAATTGTACTAAAAGAATCGTTCGACTTACAATCTCTACTACCACTTATTGGTGAAGAATTTATTGAGATTGTAGTTAGAACGCCAACATTAGACAAGCCAATCAGTGGCTTGTTTCACGTCTATAAAATGAATGACAAACTAAACCTTGGCGATAGAGCGATCGGTTATGAATTAAATTTCATTTCTGCTGAAGCTCTGGTTGATGGTAACAAGAGGGTTAGTAAGGTGTTTGCTGGTAAAATCTCAGACATCGTGAACACATTCGTTGTTGATAAAATTGACGGTCTTGAAAGTAAGAAGAAGTTCAATATCGAGACCACTAGAAATACGATCAAATACGTTTCCCCTTACTGGTCTCCAATTAAGAATTTGACTTACTTGGCAGACAACTCAATTTCAGAGAATCAATCTCCATCGTACTTGTTTTTTGAAAACAGAGACGGGTTTAATTTCAAAGCGTTGGAATCTCTGTATAAGATTAAACCATTCCAGCAATTTACGATGGATAAGTATTCACGTGATACTTTCCCACAGGGTGGTAACGCACTGAACATTTTAGAAGATTATAAACGTGTTGGAGAAATTGACTTCATAGAGTCATACGACTACATGGATAGATTGGCTGGTGGTATGTATACTTCTAAGTTGATTTCGTATGACTCAACGAAAAAGACATACACTGTTAAGAATTTTGATATCAAACAGAAATTCCCAAGACAGACCCACTTAAACGAACACCCTCTATTCTCGCCGAAAGCAGTTGGTAGAAGTAACGCTAAACATATCTTGTTTCCAAGAGCTTTTGAAACGTTTACTTCGTTTGGTGATACAACCAACGCACGTGTTCTTCAAGAACGTTTGTCTTTCTTGAAGATGGCGGAATCACAGAAGGTTAATATTACAGTCCCAGGTCGCTGCGATTACACTGTTGGACAAGTGGTGGAATTGACGTTGTATAAGAAACAACCTATGCAGAAAAAAGACAGACATGAAGATTTGGTAGATAACGTTAACAGTGGTAAATACTTGGTATCCGCTATTAACCACCAAATTTCAGTTGACGGTCATACATGTTATATTGAATTAATTAAAGATTCTATGAAGAAGAAAGTTGGATAATGGCATCTAATATTTATTTCGGCGTTGTTGAAAACAGAAACGATCCGCTACTACTCGGTCGTTGTCAAGTTCGTGTTGTAGGTTTACATACACACGATAAGAACTTACTACCAACATCAGATTTACCTTGGTGCGCTTCAATGCAACCAACTACTTCTGCTGCCATGAACGGTATCGGACATACACCTCTTGGACCAGTTGAAGGTTCTTCCGTTGTGGTCATGTACCTTGATGATACATACCAGCAAGGTATTATGCTTGGTGCTGTTGGTGGTATCGCTACTGAACCAGTTCCAATTGACTTCGATGACTCTGGACCAATTGCTGACAACGATTCAGTAAACAAAGAAACTATTAAGTTAAGAACTGTAAAAGGACCAACCACTGGTCAACAGATTAAACTTTACGATCCAGAATATAACCGTCAAGATTTGACTTCAAAGTTATCCGCAAACATGCGTGTTAGTGGATATGGTATTGAATATGGTACTGTCATTACTTCTATTGACAGTGGCGTACAAATTACTATCTCTAAAGCAGTTCGAGATTATGGCGAAAACTTAATTGAGTTTGACCCACCGTTGAACTCAGTTAAAGCTGTTGTTGAATCTAAGACTAACCTTACAGGTTCTACTCTTGATCAAAAGGCTGACGCAGTTAAACCAACGGCTGTTAACACAGAGATTCCAACACTTCCACCTCTACCAGAATTTAAAAACAGCCAAACCAAAGCAGCTGAAGGTATTAAAGCACTTATCGCTGCTTGTGATAAAGTTGGTTTGAATACAAAGGAACAGAAGTGCGCCTTGCTAGGTATTGCTGGTGGTGAATCTGGATGGATCCCGCAGAAAGAAGCATTCAACTATTCACCATCTCGATTGAAGCAAATCTTTTCGTTTGCCACGGATGATGACGTTGCTAAGTATGCCGATGCCTCAAAGAAGGGTGTAACTCGAGAGGAATTCTTCTCTTGGTGTTATGGTCCAACTAAGCGTGGTAAAGGTTTCTTTGGTCATACTTCCGATGAGATGGCTGGTAAGTATTATGGGCGTGGGTTTATCCAATTGACTGGATATTCAAACTATAAGAAATACAATGACATGGCTCAGAAGATGGGTTTGATTGTTGATATTGTTAATTTCCCAGACACATTGGATTTGGACATTAATACATCAGCGATTATTGCTGCGTTGTATATTAAAGACCGTGTATCTAAGGGTGTAAATTCTAACGCACACCCAGACTATTTCTATGCAGCTAAGAAAGCTGTTGGTGTAAACTCGCCAGATATCGCTGCCCGTAAATTAAAATACTATGAGTATTTTTACGGTAAAGAAGGTAGCGCAGGTGTTAACAAAGACGCTGCTGCAGCTGCACCAGTGGTCGAAGATGGTGAATCAAAACCAGGACCATCTAAAAAATCTATTGAAACTGGTTCGTTTGGTTTAGGTTTCCGTGACCCAAATAACAAGTATCCGCTGAAAGATTACATCGGTGAATCTGATGTTAACCGTCTAGCACGTGGTATTATCGAAGGTACTGTTATCAAGTTAAAAGACGCTAACAGAAAACTTGGAGTACCAACTTCTAGTGGCGGTTCTTGGGATCAACCTGAAGCACCATATGGTGCCAAGTATCCGTTCAATAAGGTGTTTGAATCAGAATCTGGTCACATTCAAGAGTTTGACGATACACCAGGACAAGAGCGTATCAATACATATCACCGTTCTGGTACTTTCACTGAAATTGATTCAAACGGTACTCAAGTAAATTATATCGTTGGTGACAACTTCATCTTGATGGAACAGAACGGATGTATTCACGTTGCTGGTGAATGTAACATCACAGTCGATGGACAAACAAATATTCTAGCACGTTCTGACGCTAACATTAAGGTTGAACAAAACGTCAACTTGACTGTTGGTAATAACCTTGATATTGGAGTTGCTAATGATGTTTCTCTAGCCGTTGGTGGCAACATGACTGCCAAGATTGGTGGTAAGTTCGCTCTTGATGCAGGTGAAGTTGTTATCAAATCTGAAGCTAATATGACAGTTCAGGCTGTGGGTGAATACTCGTCTAAGAGCGCTGCG